CAAACCACAAGCATCTATCGTGTTTACAGATGGTTACCTGTACGGCGGTTGGGGTGATTGGGATCATCCTGTGTTGTGGGTGATACTGGATAACAAGAACGCCAAGCCAGACAACGGCGTGGTAGTACATGTAAAATCGGAGGACTTGTAATGGGTAAAGTGAAAGCATTGTATATGGACGCGCAGGAAAACCCGTTCATCGCGTGTCCCGAATGTAAGGACACAGATCGGCATGGACAGGTGCCGAGCGAAGAATTTAAATGGGTGTGCGGTATCCAAGAACCGTTCGAGGTGTGGGTCGAGTGCGAGAACTGCAAGGGTCTTGGTGAAATCGAACGTGATTGGGAAGATGAAGATGCTTGAGTATTTGAAAGATAAAAACGTCACATGTGGTAAAATATTACGGCATGAGGCAAGCGGTAGCGACAAGGCAAATAGGATTTGGGCGTACCGTAATGACCTTGGTGAGGAATATTTAGCAGGTAGTAAATCGCAGTGTCGAAGAGAGGCTATCAAAGATTTGCGCCTGTGCCGCGTCGATCTGGTTGTGGAGTATACCGCCGTTGGAGGTATTCACAGGTTTGATTACTCTGACACTTTCCAGAAGCAAAACATAAATGATCTTGCGGATAGGCTAAAAAGAGCGCGAGGCCGCGAAGCATGGTTTGAAAAACTTTACGAAGAGTCTTGCGCAGAAAACAGAGAGTTGAAAGCCAAACTAGCAACCATCGTAAAGTTCGCAGAGGGTAAAAATTAAGATGAATGATACGGTCAATCAAATGAAACTGGTGGCAAGGGCCGAGAACTCTGTGGCGCGTCAGACGTGGGGCCATGCCCCGAAACGTAGTGGCGCACCGCGGACGAAAGAACTACCGCTAAAGGCTAAGAGTATAGAGGCATACCTGCAAGATGGCATGTCCCGCACTGACATCGCCAAGGCCATGGGTACAAGCTACCAAGCTGTCACCAGCTATATAAACAGATACGATCTTGGGGGCTGAAGGGATGTTATATGTTAGACCATCTACCTGACACGTTAGCAGCAGAGTTGGACCGACTAGGTGTTTATACCACAAGTGACAACATCAAAGAACTTGGGAGTTCTGCGCCACGTCCAAAGGAATACACGTTCAAGAAACCAAACCTTGATGAACATGGAGAACCAGACTTTTGACTGATGAAGAGATTGATAAGAAGATTGAGATCGCTGGCGCTGTTGGCGCTTTCGTAGGCTTCATATGTGGTGTGGGTCTGATGACCCTTGTAGGTATCATATTTTGAGGTGGTCGTGTGGGTGACCGTGAATGTTGGCACATTTGGTAGCGTCGAAACCAATAAATAGTTGCGATGAAAGCCACCCACACAAAGTTTATAAACCCCGCCAACAGTGTTGGCAACAATCATTTAGGGAAATCCCTAAATCAAATGGAGAAAGACATGGGACTAGATCATAAAACCGTAGCACAGGCTAAAGAATTTTACGAAACTAACACGGCGGTGTTAGATGAAGCGCAGCAAATGAACTCTCGGTTGCGTGAGTTTGCTCGAACCGTGGAACGTGCGATGCGCGTGAAAACCGTACCGCGTGACCGTAACACCGCATGGGTCTACCGTGACAACGAACTCATGGCCATCGGGTACATAGGGTATGGCGACTTCGCCACCAGCGTACACGGCGATAACAAGTTCATTGTCTGTGCGCGGGGTATAGAGAACATGAAATACGCCGATCATGGAGATCAACACAATATGCGTATGGCGTTGAAGATGGATACCGCCATGAAACATGCTAAGAGATACCTTGTACCTTACAGCCTACCGGAGTGCGCTGGCGTGTTTGCTCGACAAGTCAAACAAGAAGTTAGCAACGTAAGAGTAAGGGTAAAAGACAAGTACACTGAAACCAAGAAAGCTGTGGGTATCAGCGGGCGTAGCTGGGGTGACGATGAGAAAGCCGCAAACCGCCTGATGTCAGAGCTTCGCGGTATGCTACAGGCAGGGCACAGCTTCATTGATAAGACTTTGGACGCGGACATTCGTGCAATGTTTGAGGCAGCGGATGGGTTCAAACACTTCGAGGAGGTCGTGCCTATGGACTTCATACATGTTCACGAACAGTGGGGTAAGCAGGTCGTTGGGCGTGTGACGGTAAAAGATGTAGCAGCGTGGCGTCCAGAATACGAGAACGTGTGTACGTTCCATGCAGAAGAAGTACCCGAGGAAATCCAGCATGGGTGCGCGGCTATGAGTATGTGTGAGGATGGGCACTTCGTTGAAGGGGTTGGTTACAGAGTTAATGACCACACGTTTTACCTCTACAAGTAAGGTGTTATAACATGGACGCAACCAAAAGTATTACTTACCGCGTTAACATAGCGTACGATACTAAACAGGTCACTATCACAAGTATTGGCATGGAAAGTGTTGACACAACCGTAAAGGATAACTACAATTCTGTAGACGAGTTACCGACTTGGATGCAGGATCGCCTTGCGGTGCTGTCTATGTTGGAGGTTCCACCCCCACCAAATGATGTGGTTGGCGTGGGATCACGGATAGGCCCGTACTTGTTCTGGGTCTACAATTAGGGAAATCCCTAAATGGCGAGGGGTCACGGCTCCTCGCTTGGGGGGTACTGGTATCAATGGAGAACGACGATGACACCCGAAGCAAAAGTCAAAAAGAAAGTTGTGGCACAGCTAAAAGAGTTACACGCATACTATTTCTACCCCGTTACAGGTGGGTACGGTAGGAGCGGTGTGCCTGATATAGTTGGCTGCTACCGAGGCTTGTTCTTTGGGATCGAATGTAAGGCTGGCAAGAACAAACCCACCCCTCTGCAGGAAAAGAACCTGAGAGAGATACGCGATGCAGGTGGTTTGGACATGGTGGTCAATGAAGAGAATATGAATGACGTGGCAAAAGACCTTAGAGGTTGGGCCACTGTTATTGATGGTAAACCCTAGCTGTGAGTGGGTTGCGGTAATGACATTGTCCCGCGAAAACCACAGCAGTACGAGCAGAGGAACTCCATGCACTTCAGAGTGCGGTCTTTCACCTCTGTGATCGTATCGAAGAAACCGCGATATGGTTAGCCCCTGCGTTCCAGCGCAGGGCACCACCTTAACAATGGAGGCAGACATGTACGTGCAGGTAATAAGATATGAGTAGGGTCATAAACATAGCCGCCGAACGCGGCAACACAGTATTTGAAGACACACTACGAAACACACAGTACGGCGATAGTATTGTGTATCATGTAGGAGAATATGCCGGAGGTATGCATCGCGCCCCCGCGATGCAAGCCAGTAACGAAGGCTATGTAAACCTCGTGCAGAGAAAGTTAAGTCCAAAACTCTTTGAATACATTGCGCAGCGGCGCAAAAAGAAACTGAAAAAACCTCAATAAAGGAGAACGTGATGAGTAAGAGAAGAGCGATTATTGTGGTTGAGTTTGAAGGTGGTAGTCCACGCGCTATCGCCACAGTAAGCGACAGCATGGCGCGTATTGCAAAAAACATTATAGACGAGCTGCTTCCAGAGAATGGAATACATGTGGCGTCGAGTGTGGGCGCAGTTTGCGATACAATTCCCCGATATAATGACCGCAGTATAACTGTGGAAGACTTAAACAGAGTGACGTTCCGTGGGATCGGGAACAAGCAAAAAGGAGAACGTGATGAGTAAAGATGACGTGGAAAAGATTTTGGATGAGGCGTTCCGCAAAGTATTTGGGGATAAGTGATAATGGAATTTTTTACTGCTTTGCTAATCTACTACCCGCTTCAGGACATGGATATGCGGAGTGAGATTTGGTTTGAGAACTACGCTAAGTGTGAGCAGGTTCTCAGGTCTGATGCGTTGCTTGTTATCTATGACAACCAAAAAGATGTTCACATGAACTGCACTCAATCAGATCAAGCGAGTTCGTCTATACGTCCGAAGGCAAGGCCGAAAGGGCTGGGTAATGGGTGACGAGGCGTTGAACTTGCAACAGCAAGCGGAGCTTAGGTTCCTAAGAAACGAAGTTAATAAATACGAGCGTGAGGTTAATCGCGTCGAACAACACCCCAACGTGCAACAAGACTTACAACGCGCGAGGGGGGAACTACGAGAGTTTACCGCAAACCTGCGGAAACAAGGTGTCAATATATAACGGAGAACGACATGGCTAAGAAGAGTAAAGCGGATAAAATCTGGGCGTATAAGATTAGACACCCACAGGCCACAACAAGCGAAATCGCTAAGGCTACTAAATCATCCTACAACTATGTTCACGCGTTGATGGCTAAGATCGGCACACCGAAGGAAGTGTTCGAGAAGGAAGCGAAAAAGGTGACGCGTGGGCAAGTGTTAGACACAGCCAAGGAGTATGTGACCAAGGATCGTGCGGCTGACCATGGCAACATGGAGGATAACTTCAACACTATCGGTGCGTACTGGTCTGTACATCTAGGTGTGAAGGTCGATGCTACTGATGTAGCTGTGATGATGAACCTGTTGAAGGTCGCACGTATCAAGTCGAACCCGAAGCACCCCGACAACTGGGTGGACGCATGTGGTTACATGGCATGTGGTGGTGAGATAGTGAGTAAGGGCTGATGGACCTTATAACCTTAGACTTTGAGACGTATTACGACAGGGACTATTCTCTGCGTAAGATAACAACAGAAGCCTACGTCCGTGATCCTCGTTTTGAGGTGATCGGCGTGGGTGTGAAACTGAACAACGGAGAAACGGAGTGGGCCAGTGGTACGCACGAACAGATTGAAAAATACCTCAAGACCTTCCCTTGGGAAAACGCTATGTTACTTTGCCATAACACTATGTTTGATGGTGCCATTCTTAACTGGCGTTTTGATATTCGTCCTCGGATGTATACCGATACTCTGTGTATTGCCCGTGCCTTACATGGGACTGAAGCTAGGGCAAGTCTCGCTGCGGTATCTGAGAGGTACGGTGTCGGTGCTAAAGGGCACGAGGTACTCAACGCACTCGGAAAGCGGCGTGGAGATTTTGCACCCGAAGACCTAGAGCGGTATGGTGACTACTGTGTCAATGACGTAGACCTTACCTATAAGTTGTTTAGTATAATGGCCAAACAGTTCCCCCGCCAAGAGTTACGTTTGATTGACGCTACCCTACGGATGTTTACCGAACCGATGTTGGAGCTGGATCGTGACTTGTTACGGTCGCACCTAGAGGATGTGAAGGATCGTAAGACAAAGCTGTTAGAAGCTGCGGGGGTGGCGGACAAGAAAGACTTGATGTCCAACCCTAAGTTCGCAGAGTTGTTAAAAGGTTTCGGCGTCAAGCCTCCAATGAAGATCAGTCCTACTACAGAGAAAGAGACGTTCGCGTTTGCTAAGAGTGACGAGGCGTTCAAGCTACTGTTAGAACATGAGGATGATCGTGTGCAATCGTTGGTAGCTGCACGGCTCGGCACGAAATCTACATTGGAAGAGACACGAACACAGCGGTTCATAGACATCGCTGACCGGGGGCGTCTGCCCGTCCCTGTAAGATACTACGCTGCGCATACAGGTAGGTGGGGTGGGGATGACAAGATCAACCTGCAGAACCTGCCCAGCCGTGGGCCTAACGGTAAGAAGTTAAAGGGCAGCATCATAGCGCCCGAAGGACATTCGCTGATCGACTGTGACAGTTCGCAGATTGAAGCGCGCGTGTTAGCGTGGCTTGCGGGGCAGCATGACCTGACCAAACAGTTCGCAGACGGTGAGGACGTATACAAGTACATGGCGTCCAGTATCTATAACGTGCCAGTAGATGGGGTAAGCAAGGATCAAAGGTTCGTGGGTAAGACTACCATTCTTGGCGCAGGTTACGGCATGGGCGCACCGAAGTTCCAAGCACAGTTACAAGGCATGGGTGTCTACATAGAATTAGATGAAGCGCGGCGTATCATACAAGTGTACCGCGATGCCAACGGAGCTATCAGTCAGTTGTGGCGAGACGCCAACAATACGGTGCAGTACATGCAGCGAGGCGACAGCTTGCAGTTTGGCAAAGAAGGCGTCTTGCAAGTAGACGCACCTACCAGCTCGATAGTCTTACCTTCCGGCCTACCCATGTTTTATCATGGGCTGGCAGCGGAGCAGGGTGAACGAGGTCCAGAGTATACCTACAAGACCCGAAAAGGTCCGAACCGTATATACGGCGGGAAGGTTGTGGAGAACGTGTGCCAAGCGGTTGCAAGGTGCATCATAGGCCACCAAATGTTACTTATTGCCAAGAGATACAAAGTTGTGCTAACAGTACATGACTCGGTTGTGGCTTGTGTACGGGACGAAGAGCTAGATGAAGCACGGGCATACGTCGAAGAATGTATGAGCCAGACGCCTGATTGGGCTGATGGACTACCGATCACCTGTGAGAGTGGCACAGGCAAATCATATGGAGAATGTGAGTGACAAAAGTATGGCCGTGGTCCTTTAGCAAGATCAAAGATTTTGAGCAGTGCCCTAAACAGTTCTACCACAAACACGTCTTGAAAGAGGTGCCGTTTGTGCAGACCGAAGCTATCTTGTACGGCAACGAGTTCCATAAGATGGCGGAAGACTTCATATCCAAGGATACACCAGTGCCTGCAAAGTTTAGCTTTGCGGCCAAAGCCCTAACATCTTTGAAGGATAGGGAGGGTGACAAGCTATGCGAGATAAAGATGGGTATCACAGAGAACCTAGAGGCTTGTGACTTCTACGCCTCTGACGTTTGGTTCCGTGGTATCGCTGATCTAGTGATACTGGATGACGAGGTGGCAACAGTTGTGGACTATAAGACAGGCAAGTCTTCTAAGTACGCAGACAAGGGGCAGCTAGAGTTGATGGCTCTGGCACTCATGGCACGTTACCCGCAGATCAAGAAAGTTCGCGCCGCCCTGCTGTTTGTGGTGTGTAATGACTTGGTGAAAGACACATACATGGAGTATGATAAGAGTAAGCTGTGGGAGAAATGGCTCGGCAAGTATGGGCAGATGGAGACTGCAGCAAAGGAAGACATGTGGAACGCACGGCCTAACGGGTTATGCAGACGCTACTGTCCTATCATTGAATGTGTTCACAACGGAGCAAACTGATGCCATACAAAAACCCCAAAGATCGTCCCAAGCAAAAGAACGCGCCTGTAGGCAGTAAGACGTTTGAAGCACGGATGGAACGCCAGCGTGCCCGCCGCAAGATGGATCGCACCAGCAAAGATGCTAACAAAAACGGCAAAGCCGACAAGCGTGAAGGCAAAGATGTTAGCCATAAGAAAGCCCTGTCGAAGGGTGGTACAAACAAAGACGGTGTGACGGTGGAGAGCCGCAGCAAGAACCGCGCAAGAAACTACAAAAAGAAAAAGTGATTTAGGGAGTTCCCTAAATAGGAGAACACGATGCAGATTATAGATGGTAAGGCGTTGCTGTTGAAGCTACGCAACCCGAGACGTGTCACTGAAGTGATACCGAAAAGCAAAGCGGTGGAAGACCACGAGGTGCTGGTGAAGTGGGGCATCGACGAAGCACTCAGCCTACGCAAGCTGAACATTGATGTGCCCTCCCCGATCAACGGCAGGTACGCGTGGACGGGTAAGTATGCGCCGTTCGACCACCAGAAGAAGACCGCTGCGTTTTTTACGATGAACCAGAAATCTTTCTGCTTTAACGAACAAGGTACAGGTAAGACCGCCTCTGCTATATGGGCCGCTGACTACCTGATGAAGCAGGGCAAGATCAAACGTGCGTTAGTTATCTGCCCCTTGTCTATCATGGACAGTGCGTGGCGTGAGGACTTGTTTACGTTTGCCCCGCATCGCAGTGTAGACATCGCGTATGGCAGTTCCAAGAAACGTAGAGAGATCATCGAGCAAGGCGCTGACTTTGTGGTGATAAACTATGACGGTGTTGAGATCGT